TTGTCCGAGTAGCGCAAACGGCACTGGCCAACAAGGGTTGGCGCAGTAGCACCGGACGCCACATCACCAATACTCACAAAGTACAAAGCATTCGTTTGGATGTCACCAATCGTACCAGCAGTCCCCGCATTGAATTGCACTGGGAAACCCACCTTCTTGTAGAACTCGAAGGACCTGCGAGCACCTTCGGTAGTTCCGGCCGAGGTACCCAGAAGATTGATGAGCCCGGAGTCCCACACAACTTGGAAACGAGCCTTGTTTGAGATGTTTCTCAGAGACTCGGGCAAAGCGGCATCGTAGATGTCCGTAAACGCAGGGCTAGTAGCATTGGCTTGGCGATCCAACACAATGGCATATCGCACGGTGGACGCTGTACCACTGGCACCAGCAGTCACACGACCCTTCAGTTCAATGGACTTGATAGTCACACGACGACCAATACGCGTGGAGGCAGTAGTGCCCTGCTGAAGGCCATTCACAAGCACAAGACGAGCAGTGGTAGAGTCAGTTCCAGACACAGCCGTGTCCACAAAGTTCAGTTCCTTACCACCAGTAGACTGGAAAGAGTAGCCACCAGTACGCACGACAGAGGGTCCCGCACCCACATCCATGGCCACAATGGCAGGAGCCAAACGGCGAGCATTGGCCATGGCAGCACGGCCAGCAGAGGCAGCCTTCATCTTGCCACCGGCACGGGCACTCGGTCCACCAGGGGATGTACCCCACTTGGCAAAACCATCTCTCTTGTTAAATCTTGACATTCTGTCTCTTTCTTTACGTCTACTTCAAAGATTGTTGCAGTGTTGCAACAAGGGGAACTGCACTTACTTATATATGCCTTTACTTAGGACGTGGACACACACACATATAATTACACATAAATTTATTTACCAGTACCAACACCAGCTCCATCGTCATCACTACTATCTTCCTCAGGCACAACCACACGCTGACTCTGGTCCTCGTCATCCCACTCGAAAAGGTCTCCAACGGTCTCACGAGAGAAGACGACGGCGTTCTGTCTGCGTAAAGGGGTACCGACCATCACGGGTGTACCCGGCGGCGAAGGTTGCGCAGAGGTCTGAACGGCCGAGGTAACAAGCTGGGCAAGGGCCACGGCAGGGGAATTCATAGGATTGAATGGGGAGTTCCTCGCAGGAAAGACAGTCACTTTGAACCGGCGCTTGAGAGCCTGGACAAGGGAAGGATCAGAAGACCAGATTTGTTCAATAGTGTAGTTGCTAGTCACAACAATACGTTTAGGTCTTATTTGTATGGTCGAACCTTTCTTCTCAGCCGCGAAGCTCCACTTGTCAGCCCAGTTCTTTAGGTAGTGACCCATAAAGGTCTGCTCAAGGTCCAGATCTTCAAGCACAACGGTGGTATGCTTCCGAGGAGAAAACCCATCCCACCACTTATTCATCGGTTTGAGATAGTAGTCCTCATCAAGAGCACGTGCAGCATGAGACTTGCCACACCCAGGTTCACCCACGTACCAAACACCGCAAACATCGTCCAAGTCAACAGCGCGAGGAGCAAAGTCAGATGCTATCTGTTGCAGATTGCGATAATGCTGGACGAAGACAGAGCCCTCGAGACTTTCGACCTGACCGGCCATAGCCTGCGACTTGATAGCAGCCCATTTCTCCTTGGCGGCCTGAGTAGCAGCGGTGGCTGGCGTGATAGGGAGAACACCCTCTTCCACGAAGTCACCATCTTTCTTGCAGTAGTCGCTGGCCTGTTGAGGAGATCCCTTGGTCGGTTCCCAATGAGCTGTAGGTAGGATCTTCTTGATCTGGTTCAGTCTCTTTCGGTCCTTGAAAACTACGAAGCCTTGGAGATGCTCCGTGCCAGTGCCTGGGGCCTTCTCTCGTCCATAGACGAGATACTCGTAAGTACTCGGGTCAAGGTCCTTCAAAGATGAAGGTTGAGGGTTGTTGAGGGTAAAGCACCACGACTTGCCGCGAAATAGTGTTTGAGCATTGTTTGCGGCCATTTTTGTCTACAACAAAAAAAGATAAGTATAAGTATACATAAGTATAAGTAGGAAGATAAGTACATGCAAAGAAAAGTCACGTGTTGGACAGCAGGGGACAGGACGGCAGGATTCTAGGGTAATACTAGACTTCGTCTTTACCTAGAATCCTTTAGAGACTACTGAACGAGATTGTTGGTCACTCATCAAAAAGTCCTGTCCTTATATATACGTGCATCAAACTTTAAGCCGATTTTTGGCATAACGTACATGATCATCAGTCTGCATATATCGCCAAGTCACGTGGTCATCAAAAATGTCACGTGGTCATCAAAATAGTTAGCAGGTCTTTGGACAAAAAAAAAATAAAAAGCAGATAACAGATAAAGGGTGGGTATATGTGTTAAGTCAGGTAAGTATGAAATCATTTGCAGGACGTGCGAGCACGCCACGGATTTAGGATCCTATTAGTGACTCTCTCGGGGGGTTGAGGCCCCCTCATCGCCAGGGACTCTTTTCTTTCGGCAGCCAATGTTAGTGTTTAATGTACCTTAAAAGTATCGTACCAGCAGGTGTCCGTGTTCGGGCTCGGCCCTCCCGGGCCTCGGGAAGCTCGCGCTGCGCGCTCGCCTGGGCCCTGCGGGCCCAGCGCGGCGGGTTCACGCATAGAGTTATTACCTCCGGTGGGATACGCAGCTCGTGCTGCGCACTCGCCAACGTTACATGAACCCCAGGGTTGCAGTGAAGCTGAAAAAAATATGTCTCAGCACACAGTTATGTTAAGATAGACTTCGGCACAGAAACAGGCCCATGCTCGGCCCTGCGGGCCTCGGGAAGCTCGCGGCATTCAAGCCGCTCGCCAACCAGTTATGCTGGGTCAGGTGTCTTCGATAGCCAAGGGGGGCCCCCTACGGGCCCCCCTTGAACCCCCGGGATAGAGGTTTAGCGTGTATGTTAGGATAGAACAGCCCATGTGTGTTTAAAATGTCGATTTTCTATAAAAACAATTTGCACAATTTTAAAATGTCGATTTTATTAAGCCTTACGAGTCACAAAACACATACCCATGCAACACAACACTCAGTATGGTGTGTACATGTACTCTACGGTACCATTCAGGTAACCACCAGTCGAACCAAGGTTCGTGGCCACAGCCAAATACACAGCACCCGAAGCGAGGTCTCGGATATCTCCGAAGTTACTTGAGTTGTACACTGAACGGATGCAAACAGGCATCACAAAGTCCAATGTGAGCGGAAGTGCCGGACCAGGTGAAGCAATATGGCCACTATCGTATATGATAGTGTACCGAGCGTCATTGTCATGATTTCTGGCAGCATTACTGTACGCTGATGCAAAGATGCCAGACGATGCACCAGACCATGTCCCAACAGCGGCGTTGGGTTGATGGTCCACCACAACATAGAAACGCGCGGATGTATACGCACCACCGGCATTGTACAGCGCAAATGACCCACGGACAATTCTGCCAGTAATTTCCCGTCCTACGCGGGTTGAGGCAGTCGTGCCCATGGTCAAACCATTCAGCAATGTAAGAGTACCAGTGGACACACTCGATGCTGAAAATGTTGTTTGGGTGTAATTGAGTTCATCACCCGTTTCAGGATTGATAGCGGCAGGTTGGAATTCACTCATTTGTAACGTTTACTTTCAATCAACTCGATATATACATTATATACACTCACACAGGACGGACAACTTAATTGTCCGAGTAGCGCAAACGGCACTGGCCAACAAGGGTTGGCGCAGTAGCACCGGACGCCACATCACCAATACTCACAAAGTACAAAGCATTCGTTTGGATGTCACCAATCGTACCAGCAG